CTAATCTATACTTACCAAAAGTCAAAGAAGAAATCTAAGACTAAAAAAGAAATTGCAGAATATCAGGCATGGCTCGATTCTGTCAAAAGTCAAACAACTAATTTTTCTCGTGGTCGCAAAATTGCACCTGTTGTAATGAAATCACCAAAACCATATGTGCGTGAAACACCACATTATCCAAGTTTGATTACAGGTGGCGATACTTGCACAAAACCAATCCACGCTAAAGTTTATACAGGTGACAAAATGCTCGGAATCGGCACTTTGCACAAATCAAATGCCGTGCCAATTTTCAATTCCGAAGACGCTCTGGACCAAGCGAAAATGCGTAGATAAAAGTATTCATTCCTGGAGTGTTGTTTTTATGCAACAAATAACACACCGGAATGGTCAACTTTTAAGAAAACGCTTGACAAATTGCCTGGTTGTGTTATACTCTATCCATAGATTGAGAAAAGAGAGAAAGATATGAAATTACTTAGCACTGGTAACCCAAAAGTATTAAAAGGTCTTGCACAAGGATTTAATACTTACATCTTACACCTCGCCCCTGCGAATGTGTCTGGTTATGAAACCTGTGCTAAGCGCACCGCTGGTTGTACTGCCGCTTGTTTGAACCTCGCTGGTCGTGGCGGTATGTTTAAAAAAGGCGAAACGACAAACGTTATTCAACAAGCTCGCATTCGTAAAACCAAAATGTTTTTTGAAGACCGTATTTCTTTTATGAATTTACTGGTTAAAGATATTGAATTGGCAATTAAACAATCCGCCCGTTTGAATCTTACTCCTGTAATTCGTTTGAATGGCACCAGTGACCTTGCTTTCGAAAAATACGAAGTGACCCGCAACGGTCAAACCTATTCCAACATTTTCATGGCATTCCCTGAATTGACATTTTACGATTATACAAAAATTCTTGGTCGTAAAATCAAATCAATCCCTAATTATTCGTTGACATTCTCTGCCGCTGATGGCAATGATGCTGATGTATATGCCGCAATTCAACAAGGTTACAATATCGCTGTTGTGTTTGGTATCAAAAAGACTTTGCCAATGCCAGAAACCTACATGGGTCTTCCTGTGTTTAATGGCGATGAATCAGATTTGCGTTTCCTTGACCCCAAAAATGTTATCGTTGGTTTGTATGCTAAAGGCAAAGCAAAAAAAGACGAAACTGGTTTTGTGAAATATCCAACTATCATGTTGAAGGCTGCTTAATGTTTGAACAATATTTAAACAAAACTGGAAATCATGGCAATCGTTCATTTTTCTATAAAGTGCCGATTGAACTATTAGACCAATTTCGCCACGCTTATCCCGCTGTCTTTAAGATAAGATATCGTGGACCAAGAAAAAATGATATTGGTCGCTCTCCGTTATCAATGCAATCCACTTGCTTGAAACAAAACGCAAAATATTTTTCTGCTTATCGTTATTAAAAGGAATTAAAAATGGGAACTCGCTCTTTGACTTTCGTGTATGAAGATACTAAACCAATCCTGAATATGTACCGTCAATTCGATGGTTATGTTTCTGGACATGGACAAGAACTGGCAGAATTTCTGTTATCTGGCAAAATGGTAAACGGCATCCCCGTTGGAAAAGATGAATTGTTTTTCAATGGCATGGGTTGCCTTGCTGCACAATTAATTGCCAATTTCAAAAAAGGTTCTGGTGGTTTCTACATTTATCCCGTAGATTGTGGTGATTGTTGGCAAGAATACGAATACCATGTTTATGATAATAAAGTGATTGTGAAAAATCCTGACGAAGTGATTTTCGAAGGCACTTGGGATGAATTTCATTCTTTCTGCTATGAAGAAGAAACCTCGGAATAATTCGGCAAAGTTGCCAAAAACGCTTGACACGGCGGCAGAATTGTGTTATACTTGTATCTTAAATTGACAAAAGGACTTATATTATGACTAAATCGACTGTGACCTCTGCTTCTAAAACTAAAGCTGCTAAAGTGCGTAAGTTGCACCCCTTTGAAAAAGTTTTGACCATTATGATTGATGGCAAACCTGCGATGCTCGATAAAATCGATGCTCTACTTGGTCGTGAGATTTTCATGTACCGTATCTCCACTTATATGTGGCACATTAAAGTTAACGTGAACGGCGTTATCAAACCAATCAAAGAAGGTCGCAAAGTAATCGGTTACCAGTTGTGTAACGTTGCTGAAGTTGCTGAGTGGATGAAACGCAATGGCGTACCAACCACATATGTGCAAAAAGATGCAGCACAACCTACCGTTGCGCCTGAGACTGTTACTGCTCTGTCAGACTTGAAGGCAGAACCTGTTGCTAAGAAAACCAAGACTACCAAGAAAGCAGAAACTACTGCTGACATGGAAGTTACCGAAGTGACGACAAATGAATAATGCACAAAAAGAAATCCTGCTCATTGCACAAGAAGAATGTGCAGAAGTTACTCAAGCAATCAGCAAAGCATTTCGGTTTGGCATTGATGGTGAACACATCGGTGTCACCAACCGTGCCAGACTTACAGAAGAAACTGGCGACTTGCTTTGCATGATTGAATTGATGGTTGAATCTGGTATTATTGACCGAAGTGAAATGAATGTTGCGTCTAACAACAAACGCAACAAATTGCTCAAGTGGTCTAAAATTTTTGAAGTGAGAATCGATGATTGAATATTTAAAATATAGTGGTATTAATATCATTCTCAAAGTGAACCCATACCACTGGTCACTAGGCTTCTTGCATGAGTATGACGAATTCGATGGCAGAATCTTTACACTTAACCTTGCCATGTTTACTATTAAAGTGTGGATTGATAACGGGAACTGGTAATGAAATATTGGAATGAACTAATTGCGATTGAAGAACAATCGATTCGACTTGAATGTTTGACCTCGTTGGTGAATGTTGTTGCTAACGGTGTTGACGGTTCTACAAAAGAAGAAATTGCTAATTCTATTTGGCATATCAATGGTGCCTTGGAAGATATCAATACAAAACTCAAAGAAGCATTCAGTACTTGCTTTGATGCTGTGCGTGATGCTGAATTTCTACACCAGATTGAAGAACCTGGTTGTGGTGGTAACTGCGATTCTTGCCTCTGTGATAAACCAGAAGGATCGACATATGAATTTGACGAACTACAAACTGCCATTAATTCTTGGCACCAAAAACAATGAATATTTTCTACCTCGACCATGATGTAACAGAATGTGCCAAGATGCACAACGACAAGCACGTGGTGAAAATGATTTTAGAGTATGCTCAATTACTTTCCACTGCTCATCGTATTCTTGACGGGACTGAGCTTTCCGTTCTTTCTGCAACTGGTCGCAAGAAAAAAGTATGGCAACTTCCTGATAATCGGGATAGTGTGTTGTATTCTTGTACTCACGCCAATCATCCTTCCGCTATTTGGGCCAGACAATCAGACCAAAACTACGACTGGTTGTTTGCTATGTATCAAGCGCTGATGACAGAATACACCTATCGTTATGGTAAAGTCCATGCAACATCACGGCTCGAACCGTTTCTTGCACGACTGCCAACAAACATTGCACAGAAACCTTTTACTCAGCCAACTCCTGCGATGCCTGACGAAGTGAAAGTACCAGGCGATTCTATCAAATCTTATCGCAACTACTATATAAACAACAAGCCGCACCTTGCGAGCTGGAAAAACAGAAATAAACCGGAGTGGTATAGTGCCAACATATGAATTCGTTGATACAAAGACTGGCGAAGAATTCGAAGTCTTTATGAAAATTAGTGAGCGTGAGGAGTATCTGAAAAACAATCCTCACATCACACCAATCATGTCAGCACCAATGATTGTTAGTGGCGTTTCCTCGTCAAAACAAAATCGTGTGCCTGATGGATTTAAAGAGGTGCTGTCCAAAGTTGGTCACCATCACCCTAACAGTAAAGTTGGTAATGAGTATGGTGACAAATCAATCAAAGCAGTTAAGACAAGAGAAATCGTCCGCAAACACGTTGACAAGATTACAAAACGTGTCGAAGGTAAGTAATGTTTGAATTTGTAGAAATCCCTGAACTAGACTTTGACTTAGAATCTGAAACGACAAAAGAAGGTCGCAAGTATGTTACACCAACGGGTCAAAAGTATCCGTCTGTAACTACTGTGCTTGCACCTTATGGTAAGAAGGCGTTGTTTGAATGGCGCAACCGTGTCGGTGAAGAAGAAGCAAATCGTGTTGCCGCAAAAGCATCACGCCGTGGTACCGCACTCCATACAATTTGCGAAAAGTATCTATTGAATGAATTGACACCAATGAAAATTCAATCGATGATGCCTAATGTAAAAGAATTGTTTGTGCAATTAAAACCACAGCTTGATGACAACATTGGCAAAATCTATTCACTAGAACAGGCATTGTATTCTGACCGTTTGCGTGTTGCAGGTCGTGTTGACTGTATCGCAGAATGGAAAGGTAAGATTTCTGTAATTGACTTTAAATCAGCGTCACGATTCAAAGATGCAGATGGCATTCTAAACTATTTCATGCAATGTGCCGCATATGCGGATATGTTTGAAGACCGCACAGGTCAACCGATTGAAGACTTGGTCGTTGCTATTGGTGTAGAAGGTAGTAAAGAAGCACAAATTTTCGAAGTGAAAAAAGATAAATATTTACCTGAGTTTGAATTGTATGTAGAACAACATTACCGCAAAGTCGGTCGTGGTGTGATATAATACAGGTTATGGTTGTACGAAGCAACAAGAAATGAGTTCTGGACGGGAGTTCGAATCTCCCCACCTCCACCAAGAGAGAATTTGACAAGCTGCAGCTTGGTCTGACTAGTGATGGTCAACGCCAGTGAAATGGTTTAAGTTTTCTCCTGATGGGGGTGTACTTGGTTTCGACAGGGCAAAAAGTACCGAAGTGGACAACTCGACACAGATAGTCGTAAAAAGTAAATTAAAGTAAACGCAAACGATGAAAAGTTCGCATTAGCAGCCTAAACGCCGCTTAGGGTTTCGGTGGTTCACCTCGTAACAGAAGAACCACCACTATTTTATGGAGAAGTGATGAAAGTAAAATTGCGTAAACCAGTTAATTGGTTTGGTCCTTATCAGTTGGCAGAAACACTATGTTTTTGGGCCAAGAAAGAGAAGGACGAATTTGGTTACGAACGTGAACCAGATTGGGTGCATAATTTCGGCACATTCTTGGCAGGCGAAAACCACGATACATTCTTGGCGAAGTTCTTGCAATGGTTCCATGATTTGCGTCAGAAGATGCCATGGAACAAAGATGTTATTGAGATTGATTATTGGGATGTTTGGTCGATGGACCATACCTTGTCACCAATCATTCTACCAATGTTGAAACAACTCAAGGCAGTTAAACACGGTTCAGGTCATGTAGATGATGAAGATGTGCCGAATGAATTGCGTTCTATCCATGCGCTACCAAAAGAACCATATGATACAGATGGTAACTGGCACAAGCGTTGGGATTATGTCCTCGATGAAATGATTTGGGCATTCGAACAACTCAACGATGAAAACCATGAAGCACAATTCTGGAAAGAACGTGGTGAAATCGACTGGGAATCATTTAAGAAACCATTCGCAGAAGGTGAAAAGACACGTGAACTCAAGTGGAAATCTGAAAGTGTGGTTGATTGGGATGGTCTCAAAGCACATAATGAACGAATTGACAACGGTACTCGCCTCTTTGGTAAGTATTTCCGTGGCCTCTGGGATTAAAAAGCATAAATATAATTACTAGACACAACACACAACCGTCTAGTAATTACACACAACACAGGAGTAAAATATGTCCATGACACCCTTTGAAATTCGCCTTGAACTATTAAAGATGGCGAAAGATATGCTTACCGACCAATACTTTGGTCAGCGTGAAGTTATATCAAATGGCTGGCAAACCCAAATCGAAACAGCACGATTAAAAGGTGAATCACCACCTGCACATCCGGGTTTTCCAGATTTCCCAAACGAATCTGAAATTATAAAGAAAGCTACTGAGCTCAATAATTTCGTTTCGCAAATCCCCAATACACCATTAGAAAAGACTAGCAAAAAGTCCACCTGATACGGGATTGGATTGGCGCATTCGTGCGTCAATCCTTAACTAATTAAGGAGAAAATATGCGTAGTAAGATTATACTTACAGCAGTGGTAATATCAATGTCGTTGTTAGCAATGGCATTAACAATAAAGACGGAACAAAATGTTTTGTTTGGTAACGTTCCGTACTTTGCACTATCCAAACCAGCACAAAAGCAGGTGCAATGCCTTGCAGAAAATATGTACTTTGAAGCAGCACATGAACCAGACGATGGTAAGATTGCAGTTGCCCTAGTTACATTAAACCGATTGGTATCAGGCAACTATGCCGATGATATCTGTGGTGTAGTTACCCAAAAGACAGGCAATACTTGCCAGTTTTCTTGGTATTGTGAACCAACTACTACCGCAAAACGCTTGACAGTTAAACAGACTCCGTTGTATAATGAGATACAAAACTTAGCAGTCTATGTTCTTATGAACTATGAAAGAATGCCTGATGTTACACACGGTGCGACTTATTATCATGCCGATTATGTAAGACCTGGTTGGAAACTTCCAGTATCGACCAAGATTGGTCGTCATATCTTTTATAAGAGTAACAAAGACTTGTTAGCAACAGAAAGTAAGGAAATCAGAATATGATTAATAAAAATACGCTTAATGAACTGAAACAGAACTTAACGTATTTGATTGCGGCAGTAACCATCGTTTTGGTCACCGCAATCATATCACTGGCAATTTACCACTACAATGAGCGAGTATTAATGTCAAAGAACATTGAACTTGCAATGGGCAAAGGTATCGACCCGTTATCGGTTCGTTGCTCTTATGCCTCACACGTTGATGCAGTTTGTGTAGCGTATACTATTCAAACGACACCAGGCAATTTCACACCAACCACACGAAAGTAAACTAGGAGTATATTATGGCAGTAATGCAATTGAGTGTAAATCAGATTTCGAACCCAGCAGACCGCACTAAACTTTTCAATGTATTGAAAGAGTGCTCTGCTTCAATGACACGACAGGAAGGTGAGAAGGATTTGATTAAAGAATCCATCACCCGTATCTGTAACGACCTTAAACTTCCAAAGAAGTTGGTCACACGATTAGTTAAAGTTTATCACAAACAAAACTATGACGAAGAAGTTGCCACACATGAGCAATTCGAACAACTATACGAAACTATTGTGAAGTGAAAAATACTATGAGCTATATGACATTTACTTGCGAGAACCGCAATCCATGGGACGAATCCCTTGACAGTAAGGTAACTTTCGAAACAAACAAAGAAACGCTACCAGAAATTCTGGAAGACTTTGAAATGTTCCTGCGTGGTGCAGGCTTTCATTTTGACGGACAAATTGATATTGTTGAACAGGTGGACTACAATGAGATTAACTCAATGCTCGCAGACCTCGCAGAATCAGAAGCCCAAGCACAACGAATCTATGAATCGCCAAACAAAGGCGAATCTGTGTATGCTCGTTCGTTCGGTGGCACAACAAGAACGCAGGTACGATAATGCCAACAAAAGACGAAATGATGAAGTTTGCAAAAGCGATTGAGGAATTGGTCGCTCGTACTGACTACAATCATATCGAGGCAATCGTTGAATACTGCAAAGATACTGGACTTGAAATTGAAGTTGCCTCAAGTCTAGTGAATTCTAATTTGAAGGCAAAGATTGAGTTGGATGCACAAGAGGCAAATATGTTGCCTAAGACTGCCCGACTTCCTATTTGATATGTGATATAATGAATCTATGACTGGTTATGAAGCGTTTAGTTTATACAACTCACTAAAACTACATTTCTCATCGGACTCATATGACTTTTTTAAGTACAACGGTAAGAGCAACATTTCCATTGATTCATTTGAAAAACGGAAAGACAAGTACCACTTTTACAAACTATCTCGCCGACAGGACGATAACGATTACATTCAGTTTTTAGTATCGAACTTTTTGGAGAATGATAAGTGTTGGGCAGGTGACCTGTTGCAGGAAGATGCCATTGTACGATACAAAGAGCGTATGAAGGTGATTCAATCGTTGGGATATATGTTCCAATCCGATTGTCAGAAATTGAAAGAAGTGTTCGAAGACCCGAATGATTTGTTGAAGACAGACGGAGATTATCCTGTTCTGTTAAAGATGACTCTACAGAAAGTTACACATATTGAAACTTTGTGTATACTCAACTCTCTGATGGGTTTTCTTCCGATGTGGAAAAGAAAGATTACAGATACGATTCGTTATCCTGAAATTCACCGAAAGGTGTTGAAATATACACCATTCGTTCAGTTCGATAAAGATAAGTTCCGTAACATTTTGATTAAAGAATTATTATGATTAAGAAAATTTATTTGGACATGGATGGCGTAATTGCCAACTTTGAAAAACGATATGTAGAACGATATGGTGAACTACCTGGTTCTATGCGTGACCGAAAAGAATGGTCTACAAACTGGCACGACTTCATTGAAACGAAACAGTTTGAGACACTTGAATACTGGCCTGATGCCGAAAAACTTTTAGGATTTCTTGCTACACTAAAAGTACCAGTTGAAATTTTAACATCTAGTGGTGGTAATGCCAGGCACGATGATGTTGCGGCTCAGAAAGAAGTTTGGTTGTGCAATCACGGAATCCCTTATAAGATTAATGTGGTTGCAGGTCGCCGTAACAAAGCGAAGTATGCCCAACCAGACTATGTAATGATTGACGATACCCCTGATGTGATTGAATCATTTGTCAAGGCAGGTGGTACGGGCATTCTTTACAAGGATTTCGGTGAATGTAAGAAATTACTGGAATTCTTCCTCAAAGAAGCATAAATATCTGATATACTATGCATACTGTGGATAAGACGTTATACAAAACATACATTTAATACGAGGTAATATATGAGTTCATTTGCAAATCTTAAGCGTAACCGTTCTTCTTTGGACAAACTGACCAAAGCATTGGAACAAACAACGCAAACTGCCGAAGCAGGTTCAAAAGACGACAATCGTTTTTGGCAACCTGAAGTTGACAAGGCAGGTAACGGCATGGCAATCATCCGTTTTCTCCCCGCTCCTGCCGTAGACGGTGACGATGCTCTTCCATGGGCACGAACATTCTCTCACGGTTTCCAAGGTCCTGGTGGTTGGTTCATTGATAACTGTTTGACAACTCTCAACGAGAAGTGTCCAGTTTGTGAACACAACAACACACTATGGAACTCTGGTATTGAAGCGAACAAAGATATCGCACGAAAGCAAAAGCGTAAGTTGAGCTATGTTGCGAACATCTTGGTCATTTCTGACCCTAAGCACCCTGAGAATGAAGGTCAAATCAAACTGTTCAAGTTTGGTAAGAAAATCTTTGATAAAATTTCAGAGACTATGAACCCTGAGTTCCCAGATGAGCAACCAGTTAACCCATTTGATTTGTGGGAAGGTGCTAACTTCAAGTTGAAGATTCGTAATGTTGAAGGCTATCGTAACTACGATAAGTCTGAATTTGATTCTATCACCGCTTTGTTTGATGGTGATGATGAGAAACTTGAAGACTTGTGGAAGAAAGAGTACTCA